ATATTGGATGAGGTATATGATGCCGATGGCAACTTGTGTAATATCGGGGATCTTGCGACAAAGAGAAAGATCCCGGTATCTCATGGTTACTATCGTATATCGGATATATCCAAGGCGAATGGAATCAGTGAGAGGAGCATAAGAAATATGGTAGAAAAAGGCAAGGCATCGTATATAAAGAGAGATGGCAGGATATATGTATTATTAAAAGACGTGGAGGGTGTCAATGGCTGCAAGGATAAACACGATAAGAAAAGGTGATTGTGGTGTTCGAACGAGAGAACTGATCGCCAGATATTACTTGACATTGATGGGTGAGTTCCGTAACGATGATGGACGGTTGTATTTATCCATGGATAAAGGGGACATGTTTCATAACGCTATCACCTTGATACTTCAAGACTCTAAATTCAGCACCTTAAAAACGGATTCCGATATAATGGACCGTATAAGAAAAAGGATCAGAAATGTTATGAGTGAGATAAAACAAGATCACAATCTATATAAGAATAAAGCGTATGCCAACGATATACAAACCGAAGAGGCGGGATCAGACGAGCCAGAGGCGTAAAGAAAGGATGGCTATCTATAATACGGCTCGATGGAGGAAGATGAGGGAGGCCAAGCTTCGTGACAATCCTCTGTGTGAGATATGCGAGAGGAATGGCATTACGAGAATGGCAGACGATGTACATCATATCCAATCATTCATGTCCACTGATAACCCGGAGTCTAGGAAAGTGCTGGCATTTGATTATGACAACTTGATGAGCGTGTGTGATGAATGTCACTCGGCTATACACAATAAAAACAAAATGATATGACAAGGACAGAAAGAGAGAATGCCGTGATATTGATACATAGACATTGCGTGCCAAGCCGCACGGGAGAAAGATATGAGAGCCATTATCTCAAGACTTATTTTGGGGATGCGCTTGGCTGCTATATAAGCAACGATGAGTTTAAGGGAATAATGGTTGAGGCGGGGATTATGCCTCTTGCTTCATCCCTTAATAAAACGAGTCATTGTTATAAGTTGAAGAGGATCATTCCGGATGCGTGGAGCGGGAGGATGGCATAGCCCCCCCTTATGATTTTTTAGAGGCGGGAAGTGTTGAAACCACGTCCCAATTCGCTTCACACGCACGGCGTTTTTTGAAATTCGCCAAATAGTTAAATATGTTAAACATGGGTACTAGATATACGATAATAAGTAAATCCAAGGATATTTCCTTCCAGTTGCCAAAGACTATCAAGCATAAGGCGACTCGAAAGGTCATATGCGATATTGTGAGAGAACTCTGTGATCGTGGAGAATTGACGGTGGGGGATATTCCGCAGCTCCATAGAATGGCTACCGCCTATGACTGTTATCTCGAATGTGTGGATGTCGTGTCTGAGCAAGGATTAACAATGAGGAATTTAAAGGGTGAAATTGTCAAGAGACCAGAGGCTAACATTATGCGTGAGAGTTGGACTCAATATCTAGATATCGCTAAGGAATATGGATTTACCCCTCGTAGTAAGAAAATGACTCGTGGCAATGTAGATAGCAAGGAGGATACGCCTGCGGATGATTTCTTCAGCAACAAATAAGACATATATTCAATACCCGGTAGACGTGATATCAGGGAATGTGATAGCAGGTAAGCATATAAAAAAAGCTTGCGAGCGTTTTTTTTCCTTGATGGACGATGATCGGTACATGTTTTTGGAAGAAAAGGTGGATAAAGTGATACGATTATACCACCACCTTCGACATTTTAAAGGCCGGCATTCCGGCAAACCTTTCGTACTGGAGCCTTGGCAAGAATGGATTATCGCAAGTATCTACGGGTTTTACAATAAGAGTGACGGAAGTAGGCTCACCCAGACTGTTTATATAGAGGTGGCCAGAAAGAACGGGAAAACAGCGTTAGCGGCGGGTATAGGTCTAAACGCCCTTATAAATGATGATGAGGATGGGGCTGAGGTTTATTTCGCCGCCAACTCGAAGGATCAGGTAAAGATATCCGCATGGCCATTATGCTCTAATTTTGCGAAGGCTTTTGATCCTAAAGAAAAATACTTGAAAGTTTATCGTGATACTATTAATTTTGACAAGACAATCTCTTGGTTGAAGGTTTTAGCGGCTGATTCCACGAAATTGGATGGACCAAATCCCTCCACCTTTATACTAGACGAATATCATGCGGCAAAAAGCAATAGCCTGAAAGCCGTGCTGGAGTCAGGACAAGGGACACGGGACAATCCTTTGGAAATAATCATAACAACAGCTGGATTTGATAAGTTAGGGCCTTGTTATGAGTTGAGGACTACCGCAACGGAAATATTGAACGGTTTAAAAGAGGATGATTCTTTTTTCATGGCCATATATTCGCTTGACGAGAATGATGATTGGAAAGATGAGGCGAATTGGATAAAAAGTAACCCAAATATGGACGTGACAGTCAAGTCATCTTACCTAAGAAAAGAGGTAAGGAAAGCTATGAACACACCATCGGATGAGGTCAACGTAAAGACTAAAAATCTCAACATGTGGTGCGATAGTTCGGACGTATGGATTCCGGATGATTATATACTGGCATGCTCAAGGAAGGTGGATCTGGATGATTTTACCACGAAGGATGACTGTTTTGCCGGTATAGACCTCTCGTCCACATCGGACTTGACTTGCGTATCGTTCATGATACCAAAGGATGGCAAGTTTTATTTCAAGACGTTATATTATCTTCCAGAAGAAGCTTTGGAGACAAAAAAGAACAAGGAGCAATACAGTGAGTGGGTGAGGCTTGGTTTTTTGAAACTTACCCCCGGTAACGTTGTTGATTACGATTATATACTGGACGATATTCTATCGGTAGACAAGAGGTTGTATATAGTAAAAGTAGGATATGACTCTTGGAACGCCACGCAGTTCGTGATAAACGCAACGGATAAAGGGCTTCCAATGGAGCCGGTAAGCCAGTCCATAGGAAATTTCAACCGTCCAACAAAAGAGATGGAGCGTGTAATATTGTCCGGCAATGTGGTAATTGACAATAATCCGATAACTCGCTTCTGTTTTAGGAATGTTGTTATGAAATTGGATCATAACGGGAATACGAAACCCTCTAAGGAATATAGGGATAAGAAGATAGACGGGGTTATCTCCATGATTGAGGCTATGGGGGTTTGCTTAATGACACCTCAATACTCGAATAGTATATAGACTCTCTCTTATGTATTACACGATTTCGGTTTAAGGTAAAGACATCGTGTATGAGATTTTTGGGTTTGGATATAAATATAAGGCGCTCACAGAAAAAGGAACCCGTTGAATCCTTCGTTAACGTGCAACGCTTTGGCGGTGGGTCAAGCAGGAAACCGGCTATGACACTTGCCGCCGTATATAGATGCGTCAATGTCATTAGCGAGAGTGTGGCGCAACTTCCTTTAGACACTTTCAAAAAAGATAATGAGGGATATAAAAGCCCCTATGTTAGGCATCCCGCTTACGACCTTCTCCGGGAGTTCCCTAACCCGGATATGACAAGATTCACGTTCCTTAAAACGTTGGTAAGCTCCGTGTTGCTTAATGGCAACGGATACGCCTACGTTGACAGGGATGATTATGGTAATGCGTTATCCCTTCAATATATACCTTCCGGGCTGGTTAGCGTAGTCTATATTACGGTTGATGGTATCCCTAGAATGAGATACCAAGTGACGGGATTCAAGTCTCTTGTTGAGCCTTCTGATATGATCCATGTCTTGAATTTTAGTTATGACGGTATAACCGGCGTATCCACATTAACGCACGCACGCAATACGCTTGGCATATCGAGCAGTGCTGAGGATTACGCTAAACAATTCTTTAGCGATGGTGGTGGCGTTATGGGGATCTTGTCCTTTGATACTAAGCTCCGTGATGGGCAGAAGGAGGAGATAAAGAAGACTTGGGCCGATATGGTTTCCAATGGGGGGATTGGCGTATTGGAGGCAAATAGTCATTATGAATCTGTATCCATAAATCCATCCGATGCCCAGATGTTAGAGACAAGGCAATTCAACGTGATAGACATATGCCGTTTCTTCGGGGTTTCCCCTGTCAAGGCGTTCGACCTATCTAAATCCAGCTATAGCACGGTGGAGGCTACGCAATTGGCATTCCTTACGGATACGCTGGCCCCACTCTTGGAGAATATAGAGCTTGAGATGAAACGAAAGGTATTCCGTCCATCTGAGAGATCCTATGTTGAGGTAAAATTTGATACAAGCAACCTGTTGAGAGCCGACAAAGCGGCGCAAGCGACGTTTATGAAAACAATGTATGAGATGGGAGGCATGACACCTAATGAGGCACGCCGTATGATGGACATGCCCAAAGTAAAGAACGGGGATCAACCGCTAGTTAATAACGCTATGGTTCCATTGGAGTTTGTGGCTAACAAGAAGTTTGATGCAGGGAAATAGCAGTCTTGATCGCTGTATTACATCGTTTCGGTATATAATAAAATATCTATGAGCATGACAAATAATAAGGAAATAAGAGGAATATCATACCGGGCTTCCATAGAAGAGGAATCCAGACATGTGGAGGGATACGCTTTGCTTTTTAATACGGATAGTCAACCTATGTGGGGTGGGGATCTCATAGAACGGATAGCGCCTACGGCCTTGGACGGCGTATTGGAGAGGAGCGATGTCTTGTGCTTGATGAACCATGACGAGAGAAGGGGTGTATTGGCTCGCTGGAGAATGGGTGAGGGATCATTGAAGTTGGAGGTTGATGCCAAAGGACTTAAATATTCTTTTGAAGCTCCGGATACAGCTTTGGGTGATGAGCTGGTAGAGGCTCTGAAAAGAGGGGATATCGCTGAGTCATCTTTCGCCTTCACGGTATCTAAGGATAATTGGGAGAAAGGCGAAAACGGTAAGTATATCCGCACGATCGTCCAGATAGACAAGCTGTATGATGTGAGCCCGGTGTATTATCCGGCTTATGAGGATACCGAGGTGGCCTTACGGTCTATCGAAAGCATTCGTGATAAGGAGCGTAAGGATTTAGAGGATAGGCAAAACAAGGAAAAAGAGGAACGGGAAAAGAGGGAAAAGGAGGATTTAGAAATTTATTATAACAATCTTAAAAACAGATTTTAATATGTCAAAGAAACAACTTACTATCGTGGAGCTTCGAGACAAGATCGGATTGCTCAACACTGAAAAACAAGGCATTTTCGATAAGATGAAGGCCGAGGGCCGGAAGGCAGATGAGAATGAGGAAAAAAGATTGGCCGAGATCGTTACGGATATCGCCGATTGCGAGTTTGAGATCAAATTGGCCGAGGCTAGGAATAAACAACGTCCGGTGGCTAACACCCAACATTCTAGGGGAGGATTGTTGGCTAAGGCTATCCGCTCAAAGATCACTGGCGAGACTTGTGACGAGGTGGAGGGGTTGATCGATGCCGGACGTAGGGCTATGACCGAGGCTAGCTTACCGGTGGATCAAGGAAGCTTGTTGATTCCGATGGAATATAGGGGCAATTTTATTTCCGCTCAAGTCACAGGTGATGGCAAGGAACTTATATCAGAGGATTTGCTTGGCATCTTGCAGCCGATCCGTGATAGTTTGGTCATGGTAAAGGCTGGGGCTACTTTTTTAACGGGACTGAAAGGTAATATAGGTATTCCTGCGTATTCTGGCTCATCCGTTAATTGGGCTAATGAGACAGGGGCGGCTCAGAACGGGAAGGGCACGTTCACAAAGGTAGAGCTGGCTCCTAAGCGCTTAACAGCCTATATTGATATCTCTAAGCAGTTCCTTGCGCAAGATACGCTATCTACTGACACTATGCTTAGTAATGACTTGGCACGCGCGGTGGCTATCAAGTTGCAGAAAACGATCCTTGGTGCCGAGGCTACTAACGCAAATAAGCCTGATGGCTTCTTTACTGGCACGCCAACTTATACGGTGACAGGAGAGGCTTCTTTCGCTAATATGATCGCTATGGAAACTGCGGTTCCCGTTGATGAGGCGTTAGTGAATAATCTTGCTTATATCACGTCAGTCAAAGGTGCGGGTATCTTGAAGGGTACTCTTAGAGCCGCAAGTGTAGCGGAGGGATTCATCTTGCAGAATGGCATGGCTAATGGTTACAACGTATATGCTACGTCAGGCATGGCATCCGGATTGCAAGAGAGCTCGGATGAGGAAGGTATCATTTTCGGCAACTGGGCGGATTTCGTTATCGGTCAATGGGGTGCGTTGGATATCACGGTTGATCCTTACACGAAGGCCGCTGATGGCGAGGTCCGATTAGTTATCAACGCCTTCTTTGATGCCAAGCCTCGTAGAAAAGAATCATTCGTTGTTGGATCTATTAAATAACTAGGCTCATGATACTTACGCTAGAGGAGGCAAAGAGGCATTTAAGAGTGGATTTGGATTACACCGATGATGATATGTATATCGAGGAATTGATAGGCATGTCAGAGATCGACATCGCTAATCGTTTAAAATTCGACTCATTGACGGATGTTTTTCCGGACGGTATTATACCTCTTCCGGTCAAACATGCCGCCAAGCTTGTCGTGGCTCACTATTACGAGAATAGGGAGCCAATAGCTTTCGTTTCCTCTAGCAAGGTTCCCATGATGGTAGATAGCTTATTGTTTCCTTATGTAAGGTATTATAATCCAAAGGATCATGAGAGCGGGATTGATGAGAGATAAGATCACATTCCAATTACCTGTAAAGTCCGAGACTGAGTATTCTGCCTCTGAGGTAATTTATGAGGATTGTTTCTCTACCTATGCCCGTGTTTCCCACATTAGAGGCAACAGGGCGATAGAGGCCAATGAGATCGTCAATACCTATACGGTAAGGATCGAGATACGCCTGTATCATAAGGTCGATTATGACATGGTTATTGTCCATGATGAGATAAGGTACAGGATACTCGATATCAATCCGGAGAGATCCAAGAATTGTATAACCATCACGGGGGAGAGGATCAATGAGTAAGGTCAAGGTTGATATATCGGAATATAACCGGATGGTGGACAGGCTTACCGGGAAGGAAATGGATAAGGCTATGATTTCCGCCGTTCGATCCGGCGGGCAGATCATAAGGAGAAGGACTATCCAGAACTTTGGTTCCGGAACCGCTTTCAAGGCTTTCAATGTCTATAAAGACCGTAACGGATCAACTAAGAGATTACCATTGGTAAGGCTTAACGTTAATAAGAAAACCAAAGATGCCGTTGTTGATATACTAGGGGATTTTAGAGCCAAGTTTTTTGAGCTTGGTACCAAACGGAGATTTACCAAGGGGCATCGGGTCACCGGCGTTAAAAGAAAAGGCGCTAGGCGATATTTGATTAGATTGGGGAAACCCGCGAATCGTGGCATTATCACGAGACGAAGGTATTTCAGGAAAGCGCAAGACTCGGAAGAATCAAAGGTGCTTGACGATATGGAGAAAAGAGTGATGAGGGCTGTAATAAGGATAGGAAGAAAGAAATGAGAGCGTTAGAGATAGGAGCTTTGATTAAAAGACTGTTAGCTGATATGAGTATCAATGACAGGTTGAAAGGCCGTATATATCCGGTCGTTGCCGAGCAGAAAACGCCTTTTCCTTTTGTTACGTACAAAAGAAGTGGGGTAGTCTTGGAATCGGACAAGGATGTGTCTTATCGTTATGGAATGATCAGCGTGGATATTATTATCGTCGGTTCTAGCTACTCTCAATCGCTGGACATTGCTTCCGCTATAGTGGATGAGATGCCAGACTATCCAATGAACTTGGATGGTTTTGATATCTCCGATATAAAGCTTGCCAACGCCGTTGAGGATTTTCAAGACGAGGCGTATATACAGGCTCTTACGTTTAATATTGTAATTGATAATTAACATGGAAAATAAAGTAGTAAGAGGAAGGGATTTGATGCTCTTCAAAAAGGTTTCAGAGAATTATGTGGCACTTGGCGCTGCCACTACGCATACAATGAACTTATCAAGGGAGGAGCTTGATATCTCCAACAAGGATACTGGAGAATATGGTGATACTGAGCTTGGGCAAATCAGCTGGGATATTCAAGCTGACTCGATGATGATAGAGGCAGACTATGATAGTCTGGTTGACGCTTTTTTATCGGGAGAAGTACTTCATGTGGCATTCGCTGTCACGGCCGAGGCAGGATCTAAGACGGGCAAACCTTCCGCAGGATGGACTATTGGGTCTGGAGGATATGAGGGAGACGTATGTATCACCTCTATCACGGCCAATGCCGCCCATAACGACAAGGCCACTTATTCCGCTACATTTAAGGGCAAAGGCCCGTTGCTCAAGAGATCTTGATCATGATGGAAGATAAGATCACTATAAAAGATAAGGAGTATCGCCTTGGATATAATCTTCGCGTCCGAATGATTTACGAGAAGATCATGGGAAAGAATATCGGCGATGACATGTTGACGTTTGAGAATATCGTGTTCTTTTATTCTGTATTGTTAGCGTACAATAAGGGTTTCACTATGGACTTGGAGGCTTTTACCGACATATTGTGCGATGACGAGTCTATATATCTTGATTTTTTGAAATGGTCCGTAGAGTACAACAAGAGGAAGGAGATATTGGAAAATACGGATAACGCTGATAATGACGATAAAAAAAAAGAATAAGCGGTAAGGATATATTCCAAGCCTTGGTTTTTGTTGGCGGGCTTGATCCGGCCTATGTGCTTGATGATATGGAACCATATGAGATTGACGCTTGTATGGAAGGTATCCATAAGAAGTACATAGAGAGCTGGAATCAAACCCGTCAATTGGTTTATACGATAGCCCAAGTAAATAGCAGCAAACGTATAGATATAAAGGATATGATGCCCTTCCCTTGGGATGAGAATGACAGCATGGAGATGCCAGAGGAAGAGCGTGAGAGATTGAGCTATATGTTAAATGAATTTGTAAAATTGAAGAATAATGGCGGCGGATCTATTCGTAAGAATCCTGTTCAAGAATAATGAGTTTGACAGGTCTATAAATAAGACAAGGAAACAGGTCTCTGATTTCAAGAAGGTGACAGAGTCCGTTGGAGGGTCAATCGTTAGCATGACAAAAGGTTTTGCCACTCTTGGCGGCATCTCATTTGCGCTTATGGACGTTACCAAGAAAAGCATGGAGTTCGAGAAATCATTGTCAGGTCTTAGATCTTTAACCGGACTTGGGGCTAAGGATATGGAGTATTTCAAGAAAGCTGCTATTGATTTAGGATCTACATCTACACAAACAGCATCGCAAGTAGTTGAGGCTTACAAATTGATAGGTTCACAACAGCCTGAATTATTGAAAAATAGAGAGGCGCTTAACGAGGTCACGAAACAAGCCATTATCTTAGCCGAAGCTGCGGGTATGGATGTCCCATCTGCGGCAAAAGCTTTATCTGGATCTATAAACCAAATGGGTGAGAGTGCTAATGTGGCAGGTGAATATATTAATATATTGGCGGCTGCATCGCAAGCGGGATCGGCTGATATACAATATTTATCCAAGGCTATAGAGAAATCCGGAGGTGCTGCTAATTCCGTAGGTGTTAAATACAATGAGCTTGTAGCCGCTATTGAGACTATCGCCCCTAAGATAACGGAAGCTAGTGAGGCTGGGACGAATTTGCGTAATATATTCTTGATATTGGAAGGAAGCTCTGATAATAATCTTAGACCTTCTGTGGTTGGTTTATCCAAAGCTTTAGATAATCTGGCAAGCAAAAATCTAGATGCTACCCAAATGACTAAAATGTTCGGAAGAGAGAGCGTTACGGCGGCTTTAGCTCTGGTTAACGCAAAAGATCAATACAAAGGATATATCGATGCCATAACTGGGACAAACACGGCTTTAGAGCAACAACGGATTAATAACGCAAATTTGGAGGGATCTTTAAATGCGGTATCATCCGCATGGGAAGGGTTTATTCTAACCATGAACAAATCAAATGGTTTTTTGTCTACCGCCGCCCAAGGAGTAGCCTCATTGATACAGAATCTTACTGATTTAGCGAAAACACAAGATGAGATACAAGAAAAGGTCATTGGTGATAAGGCAAATAAAATAATTGATAAAATAAAAGGAGCTTATGATGCAAACATAAGCGGGGGGCTATCAAAGCAACGTTCTATAGAATTAACCGCTATAGAATATGATGAGACAGAAGCCTATAAGATAGATGTTCTCAAAAGCGATTTGTCATCCTTAACTATGTCCTTGGGAGATCTAGAGAAGAGACGAAAGGAGTTGGCAGGAATGCCCGGTTATTATAACCGAAAAGAGAGAGGAGATATTCTCCAATCCATCCATGATACCAAGGAGAGGATAAAATATATACAAGAGGAATTGAGTGTAAGAGAAAAAGCAGATGCGAAAATAAAAGAATTTTTGAATAATACGACTCTAAAAGATAAAACTGATAAAGGGAAACCTATTGCCGTGTCAGATGTAGCCGCTAAAGGCTCAATAGATTATATCGAGACCCAGATATCAGATTTATCAAAGAAATTAAAATCCGCAACGGACGAGGCCACGAGGCAAGGAATCCGTATTGCCATAGAAAAGTTGAAGGATGAGAAATTAAAGATAGAGATGGAACCCTTACCCGAAGGCTCCATAGATTATCTTAACGCCCAGATATCAAGCCTAACGAAAAAACTTAACACGGAAACGGACGAGGCTGTAAGGCAAGGAATCCGCACGGCTATAGAGAAGATCAATAAAGAAAAATATAACATAGAGCTGGAAGCTACGCTTGGACGGTTGAAACCGATGGGGGGGGATAAATTCGGCGTGTCAGCAAAAGGCCGTAATGCGACTGAGGATATTAAGTCTGGCTATATATCGGTTAAAGGTGTATCCAGTGACGCTATCAAGTCAAATTATGAATATGCTGATTCATTAGGAGCAATCGGTAGTATGATGTCCTCTGTTTCTCAGTTAACAAATGAGGGAGCCGCATCATGGTTAAGCTATGCGTCTAATATCATACAAGCTGTAGGACAAGCCTTGCCTCAATTATCAGCTCTTGCTACTAAGAATGCATCTGTCGCCGCTACAGGGGCGGCGGCATCAGTTTCCTCCATCCCCGTGGTCGGGTGGGTAATGGCCGGTACAGCTGTAGCCTCGGTAATAGCGGCGATGGCCAATGTCCCTAAATTCGCTAATGGCGGTATAGTCCCCGGTAACCTGTACTCGGGGGATCGTGTTCCGGCGATGGTCAATTCAGGAGAAATGATCTTGAATAGATCTCAGCAAGGACGTTTGTTCGATATATTAAACAGTAAAGGAGGAGTTAATGGGAAAGATGTACGTGTCACTGGCGAGGTAGTAGTGTCAGGGGAGCAGATGAAAATATTACTGGATAATACGAATAGAAAATTAAGGAGAGGGAGATGAATAGGAAATATCACAATGAGTTTAAAGGCATAGATGGGGCCTTGAATAGGATAGATATATTATCTAAAAACGAGCAGATAGATCAGCTCGTAAAAACAACGGGTACTCCATTCTTACTTCAATATCAAGATACTAATAAGTTAACTCCGATACAAGGAGCTCAGGCCACTATTGAACTAGTGAGCGAGACTAATTTTCAGTTTAAAGATCTACATACTGATGATATGCAGGGATATATGGTCTCCCTATATAGGAATAATAAGATCTTTTGGCACGGTTGGCTTGATTCAGAGTTGTACAACGAGACCTTATCTTCTTTTCATCCATACCCTGTAGAGTTCACGGCTGCTGATTTCAATATCTTAGAACGGATAAAATATACGGATGATAAGGGGAATAAATATGATGACATAGCATCTATGATAACGCATATAAATAGATGCCTAGACAATCTTGGGCTCCCATTCTCTAAGCTGTATATAGGATGTGACACTATTTTAGAAGGTGTCACGATGAGCGATCAGGAAACCGCTTTGCATAAATCATTTATCATGTCTTCCAACTTTTATGACGAGGATGGAGTATCAATGAGTTGCAGGGAAATATTGGAGTCGATCTTTCAGCCATTTGGATTGATGATGGTACAAAAAAACGGGAATGTATATATTTATGACTATAATACCGTGAAACGAGGTTTACCAATGAAAAGATATGATTTTAAGACATATGCATTCGAGGCAAACGAAAACGTTGATTTTTTTTATGGGAATATATTAGACGTAGGGTTAATGTCAAAAAACGGCGATTATGGATTTGAAGAAATGATTAACAATGTTAAGATCACTAGCTCGCTGTATGGAGATAACAGCATGGTGGATATAGATGTTTCAGAAAACTCATTAAGTGATCTTATTGATAGCTATCTAGGACGTGACTTTAAATTGTATTATTATTCAAAATGTGTTGGTGTTGAAAATCTTTCTGGGAAGTTCGCCATATACAAGAGAGATTATGAATCAGATATAGAGGGTGCTTTATTAGACTATGATCCAAATCCTTCTAATATATATCCTATTTATAGGATTAGATATCCTAATTATATTTTAGGTTCGGATACTTTATGTTTTATAAATCTTATATTACAGGCATACGTTAATACGAGAGAAAATCCATTTAATGAGGATAGTGGAGTCAAAGACAATCCAAACAGCGGAACAATGAAATTGTATTGCAATCTTTATATGACAGATAGTTCCGGTAAACCGTTGAGATACCTTGATCTTATCAATGATAACGGATCATTTTGGGTTGATGTGTCAAATGGGGTGATAGAGCAAGGTAAATGCCTGTTATGGATAAGTCAAGAATCATCGATAACTGGAAGCGTATTGGACACGTGGGTAGGTAACGCAAATATATACGATCCAATGCCTACACGATTTAATATAGAGACCATCCCATCTGCTGGCGATGGATTGGATGTGCCTACTAATAAGAGCTATGGATTTCTTGTTTTCGAGATCACGAATAAGGCTAGAGTCGTTAACCCAAAAGATGATAAAGGCTTGGGCACCGATGGCCTTTTAGATGATAGTTTGGTTAAAAACATTTTGATAAATAATATATTCATGAAGATTATAACAGAAAACAAGGAAGATGTTTCTGTTGATGATTATGAATTTAAGAGTTATATAAATAAGAAGGTAGCAAACGATTTTAATGATATAACATTAAAATGTATATCAGCGAACGAGGACGGAATACCGATAGGAAAAGGAAACATATTAAAAAAAGAAGGAGACAAATACACTTTACAAACCTCTTTCACTCGATCTAATCAGACGGATATATTGGAGCGTCTGCTTATGTGCACAATCCACTCGAATTTCAGCCAAAAGAACGAGAGATTCTCCGTTACCTCCAAGATAGCTGGTAACCCAATGTTATCTTACATAACATATTATCCTGTCTTATCAGGAGAATATATTGTGGCAGGATGCACTATTGATTTCAATAAAGGCAGCGTAAATATTTCTGCTGTAGGATATTCCGATGATACCGCCAAGTTAAGCGATATACCATACGACTGATGTATTACACCATATCGGTACATATATAGATATGGTAATGAATGTACGTCATAGTAAGATAAGAAAGACTGCCCTTCCACGTACTGGAAGGGCACTAGATGCTATTCCCGGAGGTCCTGTGAAGCAATCCTTCCAATCTTCAGGGACGAATGTTGCGCAATATTGGAAATTGGTTACGATAGACAGCGACGGCAATCCCCTTCCGGAGGATAAGTGGTACATCCTCACGGACTACCCCGCCAAATCGGTAGGGGACGTTGTCGCTTACGCCGCCTCGGATCACGACATTGTCCTTCCCATCGCCGGCAACGGGGTATTGGGAGCGATAAAGCTTCCGTCCGGTGGTGATAGCGCACTTGTCATAGACAAAGATGGTACCTTGCGTATCAATGAGGGTATGATCGGCGGCAAGGGTAAGATCTATTACGCTGGAGCGGGCTTGCAATTATTGAACCAACCTAACACGGAGGACACGCAGAACCAGTTCGCCGTGAAGTTCGGCAACGCTAAAGGCACTGTACTGGAAGGAGACAAGCTATACGCCGCTACGTGGTGGGGGCAGAAACTTAACTCCAACGGGATAGCTACAGGAGCGATGACAGGCGTGCCGAGTATCAACGGCCTTATACACCTTAACAGCGACAATACGTTTGACGTGGCCAAGGATAAATCGGCGCAATGGGTCCGTTTCTCTGGGGGTAACTCGATTAACGGAATGACCGGGACGAACGCCGTGCTGTCCAACCTATATCTCAATTATAAGGACGCTAGCCATTATGTCAAGGTGGACGCCAATGATAACGTCCTTACGACCGGTGATGTCGTGGCTTACGCTACAGGGAATTATGATATCGTAAGCCCTATAGCCGGTACCGGGGCGTTAGGCATGGTCAAGGTTGGGAGCGGTCTTAATATAGCTACGGATGGAACGCTGAGCGTGGCGGGTGATGTCGGTGGTAGCGTGTCTGGTATAACGAAAACAGGAAGCGGGAACGCCCTTACGGATGTCGAGTTGACGAACGATAATAAGATTATAGCCTTTACCAAGGGACTCACGTTCTGGCATAAGGATAATGATGGCTCCGGCTCTGGATTGGACGCTGATATGGTAGATGGGTATCACGCTGGGTTTGCAAATAATCAAGTGGCTCTGTACCTTAATTTCCCATCATGGAGCACTTTGATTTCCCAAGGATTGCTAAGAAGTGATTATGAAAGCGCTGGGCATCCCACAGAGGATTATTTGAAAGCTATATGTAAATGGGCTATTAAGAGTTACGCCAATCGTGGGAGTATAACGCTGCAAGGAATAGCAACTCCTAATTCCAATGGATGGTTTGTGCTATCATTATATAGTAGCAATGGGTATGATGCGACAACACTATTACCTAAGTATTGTAGTGGGCAGTTCAATAGTCTTAGTGGAAATTTGCAATTGTTCGGCACGGAGAATAATAAGTGGAGATATTCAGGGGCATTTGTCGGAAACGCCTCAAGCGCCACGAAGCTAATGACGGCCCGAACCATTTGGGGCCAAAACTTCAATGGGACACAGAACGTATCCGGTAATATGACCGGGGTAGGCAATATAGCTATGTCCGGTAATATATATATGAATAACGCAAGAAATATATATGCCAAACATACAGATGGGAGTGATATGTCTGTATTTTATATTAGCTCATTTAACGAATTGTTCATTGGCACGGGTAACGCACAAAAAAATACTAATACTATCTTATCTGGTTCCACCATTATATTCAGAACATCTACCGATTTAAATGAAAGGATGAGAATTATATCTAATGGAAACGTTGGTATAGGTACGACCGCCCCACAAGCAAAACTAGATATAAGAGGCGCATCATCATTGTTAGGGCTTAAAGCCGATGGTACAGCAAATGTATCATATACATACATAGACGGATATCACGCTAATAATGGTACATCATTTAGAATAGTAGAATCAACTTCAACTGATCTATGGTTGCAATATGGTAAAAATGGTGTAGCATCATATAATTTTCATCTAAGCGGGTACTTAAATACACGTTTGAAGGAATTTAATGTTAATGCAATTGATTCAATATTTAGCGGAAACGTGAAAGCGGGTGGTGATGTAGTCGCTTATGCCACTGGTTCCGGTGACATAATCCTTCCCATAGCTAGTACAAACTCACTTGGTGCCGTGAAGATCGGGTCTGGTATCTCGGTATCATCTGATGGCACGATATCAGTAAGCGATACAGGAACAATTGGAGGCATATCAGTTACAGGAAATGGCAATGTACTTACGAACGCCACGCTCAGCTCTGACAAGAAGATAATAACGTTTACCAAGGATTTAACGGCGTTGACCACTGCTAATTATGCTGCTACGCTCGATGGTAGGTATGTCAAGAAGGCAGGAGATACCATGACAGGGGTATTGACTATAGCATCTAATACGATCAATAGCCAATTGATCCTTAAATCAACTATTAGTGATGCAAAAAGCAAGGCCGCTGGCATAAAATTCACGTCCTCACAAGACGCAACACAAAACGTGATATTAAGACATGAGTATTATGATACGTTTTTAGCTGGATATGGGATCGCTATAAGCAAGGAAGGCATTTTAGAGGGTAGCGACCCTAATATGTTTCTGTACAACACAGGCCGTTATATCTCCAAGGTAGCCACTGGAACTAAACCTATTGATGTGGTTTCTACCACGTTATGCAATAACCTTAACGCTGATATGGTAGATGGGTATCATAGGAGTAATTTATATAATACAACAATTGATTGGTATCATACTAGTACTGCTAGGTCTAGGGAAATAACAGTAACAAATGATTATAACACATTCTATCCTGTAGTTTTAGAAGTTGCAGTTAATACCAATGGAGTCCCATATACAGTAGGTATAGGTAAATCGTTAGGTTCAACATCAAATCCTAATTGGGCTGGCAACCATAGTAATAAAACTAGTAGCATGAATTATGTAGGTATTGGCAGGATAGGTGCTTGGGATGGTAATAGCAGCTTTTTTATCACATTATGTAATTCACAAGGATATGCAAAATTGTTGAAAAAAGTAGAAGTTCGGGAGAATGAAAAATCCATTATTGTATTTTGGCTAAGAGGGGGAACAGCTACTTATAGAATATATTGCAGTGCTGGAATAAAAAGTATAAATACTTACTATGCTAGAACTAATGTTGGAAGTACTATAGCTGGTTATGAATACTATGTAGAGCCAATGGCACTGTCAAGTTCTGATAATGATGGGAATTATGCTAAAGATTCCCATATAACAGCATCTATTTTTGAAGGATCATTAATCGGAAACGCCTCAAGTGCGGCGAAACTCCAAACAGCCCGAACCATTTGGGGAAGATCGTTCAATGGAACGGCCAACATTTCCGGTAGCTTGGAAAATGTCGGCAATATCTATTCGACTAACAACACTTTTACTATATACAGAAATGGCATATACTTATTAACTTCATTAGAAAGTGGTCAGCTTAATATAAATGCCTATAATGCTAATATTATATTATTCGGATATAGAGGTACATCAGGATATAGTTTCTATGCTGGAACCGGGGCTGGAGATGCTGTAGGATCAGAAATAGGATACTGGACTAACGATGCATTTACTATAAAGACGAATATCAAGAGTTACCATGTGTACCCTATTACTAACAACACTTATAATCTAGGTGCAAGTTCAGCTAGGTGGAAACGACTGTATTTATCTGGTGTAAATGGAGGGTGGTTAATGGGCAAAACAGATGGATCTATAATAGTAGATTCCACTAATAGCTCAACATCAACTTATTTTCCGTTATATCGATGGAAATCATACACTGGTCGTGTGTTTAACCTTGGGGCCTTACAAGGTACAGATACAGGTCATCGGTTTGGGTTCTTTATGTTTGATAAAGACAGAACTGCAAATGGAACTGATGCAGAATTCTATATGAACTCATCTGGTGATATGATAGGTAATAAAAACCTACGCATGAATGGTGATGTTGTGGCATATTCCACAGGGAACGCTCCAGCTCCATTTAAATACTGGTATCCATCCGTTGATACGAGTGGTAATCTTAGCTGGACGAACAGCACGTCAACGACTACCCCAACCACGAGGAACATCCGGGGGCCGCAAGGAGCTACCGGGCCTAAAGGAGCAACAGGAGCGACTGGGCCACAAGGGCCTAAAGGGGCAACAGGAGCGACAGGGCCACAAGGACCTGCGGGGCCTACATTTACCGGCGGAAACGTTACAGGAATAAAGGCCACAGGTATTACTTGGCCGTTCTTGGGGGTTCAAGACGTTAATTCATCTAATGGATATTATATATCAAATAGAAGTGATGATAAATTATATTTCTGTTATAAAAATACGTCCACTAATATAGCAAGCCTTACAAATGCAGGAAGCTTGTATATCAAAGGAAACTATTCTAACGGATCTGATATACGCCTTAAGGAGCGTATGAGCAATGTTCAAAATATACTCGACAAGATAAGAGACATCTATGCCTTTTATCACAAGCGTAAGGATATTGGAGATAATATTACTCGTATCGGAGTATCCGCACAAGAGATCAATAGAGTATTCCCCGAATTGATAGGTAGGGCTGATATTAATGGATATGGGGAAATTATGACAGTCGATTATTCGACATTGGCAACAGTGGTAGCAATAAATGGATTAAATGAGCTTAACTTGAAACTTGATAAGTTCGTTAGCCCAACCAAGTCATGGATGACCGACAAGGACAAGCGCATAGCGGACCTTGAGGAAGAGGTGAGAGAGTTGAGAAAGGAGTTGAACGATTTAAAAGCGGCGTAAAATGGGAGCGTTGATATTGCCAAAAAAGGATTTACATATACTGCATGTGCGTAATGCGCTTGGCTATCCAAGCACCGATTTGGGTACGTTATGTGGGGGCGTGGCGGCTTGCGCCGCTAAGATAAACAAGTGGGCGAAATACAAGCCTGTGCGTTACAACTTTAGCGATAACAGGCCTGCCAATTGGTGGAAGGCAAACGATGGATTTTGCGGCTTGTCTATCCCTACATACCCCTCATCCAATATAGCGAATATCCTTTCAGCCATGGATTCCGGAATACAGTGGACATATCTTCCCCCACGAGGAAATTCAACTGAGCCTTTTAGGTTAGGCGATTATGCTGGATATAACCACGACGCATATTTCCCTTTATCTGAGCCGATAATACCTGATGTATTCTATCAAACTGCGGGATATTTACAAATAAACGTTGATTGGGACGCAGAGATAGATGATACAATATTGAATATTACCGACATATCCAATTTATCCTCATACTATTTTGCCGCCCTGATGAAATATCCTACTGGCGGTTACATATGGAAGACATATGAAGATACTATAGGAGCGGGCAAATCCATACAGGTTGACTTGCCGCTTCAAGGCACTCAGTCGGGATATACATATAAGGTATATTCATTCCTGTCATCGGCAAAGAAAACGTCTACCGAAGGGAGCGATCCTTCCGGCACCATAGTTCCTCTTCCATTCGCCCCCAAGTCATTTAAGGTATTGACAAGCGCGTACAGGACTGATGTTTACGCGGAGCAACGGACTTATGGTTCGGCTATCGTGGATTACACGGCATCCGTTAAGAATATTGGATCATCCTCCGGAACGTTCACGAACGTAAGCGTGTCTGTCATGTTTATGCTACGGTCTAATGATACTGTCGTATTCCAAGATAAGCAAATATTGACATTCACCCTTAATGCGGGGTCTACCAAGACATTGATAACCGGCAGCGTTGATCTGTCCTCTAAGCCTGGGTATATTAGCGGATACGATCTTAATAATCTATACCGTGTTAAGTTCGTGTCGGATAATGACTATTTGAATTATGGGGACTTCGAGATTGACACGAAGGCTCCATGATGGATATATAAACATTGATAATTAACATTTTAAAAACTAAAGATTATGACATTACAAGAAGTAAAAACAGAGAGCGTAACAAAAATCATCAATGGTACTGGAGAAACTCTTGATATCAAGGAGAGCCGTGTTACGATAACGAGCGAGAACAAGGTGTCCGAGGCGAACGGACAGGTTTATAACAAGCAAGCCGGTTATATCGGAAGCTATAACTACACCAGATTTGGTGGATTGAGCGTCAATGTTAATGATAGCACATTAACCGTTCTGCAAGTAAGCGGTGAGGTCTTGAAATACATCGACGCTGTCGAGAACCAAGTATCGGTAGTGATGGATTAAAATTGATTTTTCCGGTCGTGTTATTTCGATGCGGCCGGGTTTACAAGTTGAATTATAATATAAAAAATAGATCATGAAAAAGAAAGAAGCCATTGAATTGTACAAGGTGTTGAACGGATGCAAGCTGACCGGTATGGTGTCATCCTCGAAGATGACGGTGTTGAACAACCTTAGAAAATTGCGCCCCATATCGGAGACATACGAGGCTGATATAAAGGATGCCATTGAGAAGTTTAAGCCAGAAGGCTTTGACGAGCTGATGAAAAAGGTTCGTGGCCATAATGATTCCGTGAACACGGGCGGTAAGCCCGTGATGTCTGGAGATGAGCTGAGGGACGCGTCCTCGATCATAGAAGGATACAACAAGGAGGTCAATGATTTTGTCGAGAAGATACTGGAGGAGAGCGAGGATGTCGAGATGGAGAAACTGGACAATCTGAATCTGGAGAAATTGCTTGACGCTAACGATATCGAGGCTTCCCGGTTGGAAATAATTTACTCTTATCTGAAATGCGATTAAATGGAATGGGCTAACATCGCACCATGATTGCTGTTTCTCGAAAAAATATATTAAATACAAAATATGTACCGCTACCTCTCCTACATATCAGACCTCGCAAATTGGGCCAAGTCCATCGCCATAGCCGCCGTTGTCACGGCGATGGACTTCGTTTCGCCGATCGAGAATTTCTTGGTGGTGATCCTGTCGCTGGCCTTCATCGATACGTTCTGGGGGTTGGCTGCGGATCACGGGGATTTCCGGAAGAGCAAGTTCATCCGTAGCTGGGTGTACATGTTAGTCTATTTCCTGATCATAATCATCTCGTTCTGGATAGGCGTGATGATGGATATATCGGAGGATAACGCCAAGGCTTTCGTGTCTTGGATCACGTGGGCGATGATATGGTTTTACGGAACCAATGTCTTAAAGAACATGGGCAAGGTATTTCCGGATAACAAGGTGATAGCCTTCTTGTATTGGGTTGCCGCCGTTAAGTTTATTAGCAAGGTCAACTTCTTGGATGAGTATAACAAGACAAAGAATAAAAAAGGCTCCCCTGATCCAAAAGGATAGGGGAGCTGGATGTAAAAACGCCTCTGTCACGCCTGTCACAGGTTATGATAGAGGAACAAGATTAACAAAGCGTCACAAATATAACAATAAAATCAAATAACAATGGCAGAGAAAAAATTACCTAGAGGGTTGCGAAACTGCAATCCCGGGAACATCCGGATCAACGGAGACTTGTTCCAAGGCGAGATACGCCCGAGCAAGGACAAATCTTTTAAGCAGTTCGAGACGATGGCGTATGGCTACCGTGCCATATTCCGGATCTTGCGTAACTATTATAACAACTATAAGTTGGAAACGATCTGCAAGATGATCGGTCGCTGGGCACCGGAAAACGAGAACGATACGGATTCTTACATTAAGGCCGTATCCGATTACGCCGGTATCCCGGCTGATGATCCTATCAACATCAACGATCGTGAGCAGATGATCCGGATCGTGGCCGGGATGAGCAAGGTTGAGAATGGGAGAGAGGCTGAAATGTCGGACGTTATCGCAGGATGGAATCTACTTTAAAAATATAAGACCTAACGCTGTAAAGGTAAGCGTAAAATAAGATGAAAAAATATATTGGAACAAAACAGATTGAAGCAGAACCTATGACAATGGGCGAAGCTTTTGAGAAAGGATTGCTTAAAGCGGGAAGAGTACCTAACGAAAGCGAGAAGTCAAATGCTGGATATCATGTGAAGTATCAAGACGGTTACGAGTCATGGAGTCCAGCAGAGCCATTCGAGAAGGCTTATAAGATCTGTGATACGTTTATGAATCGTCTCCAAATAGAATTGTCCGAATTATCCGATAAACAAGAAAAGCTAGGTAAGTTTTTTGGTACGGATATGTTCAAAGGATTGTCAACGCAAAAGCAAGTATTGCTACGTGCACAATTCGGAGCGATGGAAGCTTATAGGCAAATCCTTATTGAGCGCATCCGTATTGAGGGAATCGCAAAATGAAACCGTGGCAAGCAATATTAATACTAGTGTGCTTGGTAGCCAGTTTCACGGCTGGCTACCATATCCGGGGGGATGTGACTGATAAAGTCGTGTCTAAATCTGATACCGTATTAATAACCGACACGATCCATGACAGTATCCCGTATCCTGTTTACGAGACATTGGTGCGGACGATACCAGAGCCTTTTCCTGTCTACATTACATTAGACGGTGACACGATTAAGGAACCTATATATGTCCCGGTGCCGATAACTCAAAAGGAGTACAAGACGGATGATTACCGGCTGTCAATATCCGGCTATAAGCCTAATCTTGATTACATCGAGGTTTATAGAAGGACTGAGTATATAACCAAGACGATCACCCCCCGTAGATGGGGAATAGGTGTTATTGCCGGTTATGGGATCGGGAAACATGGACTATCACCTTACGTTGGATTGGGTGGATTCTGCAGGATTTGGTGAGGCCTCCATGACTCACGTCCGGGAAGCCCCTATTAACTAGTAATAATAATTCGTCATATGAATAACAAGGGTTGACGTTTTTTTGTTCATGTTTAATTTAATATTAGTTTGATGGTGACTTCGTGAGAACGAGCCGGAAAGGGAGGATAAAGAAAAAGAATCTTCCCTAAATAATCGGATCGGAAGTTTGATTATTTTTTCATGCCACGCACGACGGGAAGATTCTTATATGTCTTTCTGCCGTGCATTTTTTTGCCGGCTTGATAGTAAAACAAACCACGAAATAAAAAGTTTATGAATAAGGTGGAAATTTTTTACAAAAAAGTGATAGAGGCAGTCTGCAAGGAGTGCGGAACCGATCCGGTAATGATGTTTAGCAACAACAAGGAGAGGAACGTTGACGCTAGGGGAGTGGCTATAACCATACTGGCCGATCGCAAGTTGAGCGACAATATCATATCCGATCTGACGGGGATGACGAGGCAGGCGGTCAACAGGATGCGTAACTTGTACCCGGACAGAATAAGGAGGAGTTACTACCTGAGGAGGACGGTGGAGAGCGTTAAAGATAACATAAATGAATAGTTATGATTATATTACAACTTTTTCAAAGTTCAAATGTTATACTAATGATAGAAAAAAAGTTACCGAAAATATTGTAGGTGATAGAAAAATAGTTATCTTTGTGCGTTCATTCATCCAAGATGATGATTTTATTAACCAAAAGGATTAGCACATAGTAAGAAAGATCAAGGCTGTTATGGCCTTATTGGAAGCGAATGGATGGGCGCACATAAGAACTAGAGGAGATCACAGGATATTCAGGAAAGACGGAGAACCCCGTTCTATTCCTATTCCGGGGAGTCCTAGTGACGATCTAGCAATCGGTACGCTAAAATCAATATTAAAACAAGCCGGGCTAAGCGAGTCTGACTTTGATAAAATTTGATTAACATCCAATGGATAGCAGGACATATAGCCAGTCCTGCTTTCATTTTGGATGAGTGATAAATTTGCAAACATGAACCTAAAAAAAATATCAAGATGAAAACGTTGACTGTTATAATCGAGAGAACCGAGAATAATTACTCGGCATATCTGCAAGAAGTGGATGGCATCGTGGCAACAGGTAAAAGCGTGGAAGAAATAAAAAAATGTATAATTGATTCTATTAACGTGCTAATAGATGAATGTAATGAGTTTGGCGATACCATTCCAGAGGCGCTTAAGGGTGAGTATTGTTTGGCGTTTAAAATGGATGTTAAATCTCTTTTGGATTTCTATTCAAAGATATTCACCAAAGCAGGATTAGAGCGTATTACGGGCATAAACCAAAAACAATTATGGCATTATGCGTCAGGTTTGCGTAACCCACGCCCAGAACAAACCGTTAAATTAGAAAATGCCCTTCATAAACTAGGAGAAGAATTATTGGCTATAAATTTATAATTAACCGCTATCCTTATGCTTCCTATGGCCCCCAAAAATCTGGGGGCTTTTTTTGTCTCATTCCCTTCCGCAAAGAACTAGCAACAACCTCGCAACAAGCTAGCAAGGAGATATTTATTTAGCAAGGCACTTCTCTGGATTTTTGTGATGCCGGGATAACCCGGAATAACCATAAAATTCATGATATATGGAAGCAGAGAAAATCATTAAGGAGAAAGAGATCGTCCATGAGGATGAGCACAAGGATTACGCAAGCAAGGGCGTGGGTAACGCCGGCTTGACATTGGGTATCATTGGTACGGCTCTTGGAGCTTGGGCGGTGTCACGTAACCGTGGCGGCTTGTTCGGCGGTGGCTGGGGAGCCGGTATGCCGGAGAACGTTAACATCAACACGACCACAGGAGGCGGTGGTGGTTCCGGGGTAGGCGCTCCGACTGCGTTCATGGCTTGGGAAAAGGGCTGTGAGGAGGCGTTATCGCTTACAAACGCAATGTGGGGATTGAAAGTCTCAGGTATGCAAGCCGATTACGATCACCGCCAGACGGATATCGCCGAGAAATTCGCCTTGTGGAAGTCACAGGTAGACGCTGATTTCGGATTGTACAAGTCACAGGTAGACGCTGATTTTGGTCTATACAAGAACCAAAGAGACCAGTTCGATGTCTTGAAGGCTCAGATCGATGAATTGAGGTGTCAGGTGGCTGTAGGTTCGGCGATTCGTCCTTACCAAGACAAGTTGCTTCAATGCGAGATCGAGAAGGCGTTCACGGCTAGTGTCAATTACACCGATCGTAGAACCAGCCGTATGATCACGGGAGAATTGGTATTGCCAAATACCCCTACGGTAACAGGCTATCCTAGCTACAATCCGTGCTCATGCCCGGCATCCGCTCCGGCGCCTACGGCTTAAGGTAAAGTTAGTGGCTTGTGCTCCCTAGGGGGCGCTTGCCGCTTTCCTTTTTTTAACCACTAACAGTATTATCATGCAGACAAATGTTTTTTTAGGGGGGAGTGACCCTGTATTAGGTAGCAACCCTTATAATCCGAATATAAGCGAGATAGAAGCAAACATTCAGCGTCTCCAGCAAGCGCAGCAACAGATGGAGATTCAGAAGCAACGTATGCTTAACCCTTCTGCGCAACAGGCCCAAAGCCGTAATCCGGTGTGGGACGAGATAGATAAGCTCGTTAGCGAGATGTCGGATAGCGAGTTCGAAATGGTCAATAACAATCCGGAGTATCAACAGTCCTACCAGAAGGTAATGGCTATCCTTAACCGTGAATACATGCGCGTCATGCGTCCGTTGGTGGAGGAGAGCAAGGATGGCAAGGCCGCCTTGGAGGAATTGTTGGGAATGGCCAAGAAGATAAAGAAATCGGCCTCAGAGAATGTTAACAAGAACATGGCGTTGTTCGCTGAGTACACGGCCAAATACGCCGATATGCCATACGCCGACTTCCTTAAATTGAAGAATAGCGGAAAAGGAGGTAAAAAATGACACGTGAGGAAGGTATGCTTATCGAATTGATCGATAAGGTCAAGAGACAAGGGTATGCTATCAATACCTTGAGAGAGGAAGTGGAACAATTAAAGAAAGAGTCATATGGAACTAAAGCAACAAGCTCTAGAGCTAAAAAGCAGGCTAATTAACTCGGTGGAGATATGGGCGGAGGAAAGGGTTGACTCTTTCGTCTCCGGTAACACGGCTTTCAAGCCCCTTGGCAAGTATCTGAAAAGAGGTGTCCACAACATCCTCGTGCAAAAGGACAAGGAGATCACCGATAAGGTGGAGGGTTTCATGATGTTCGTCGCTGACGAGAACGGCAATTACGATAAGGAAGAGTTATTCGATGACGCTATGAACGTATTCAAGAGCATGAAACCTTACAAGTTCGAGCAAGGTTTCTTGAAAGGCACGATCGGGGAAGGCTCCATCTTGATAGAGCTTCCAGATAACGGACTCATGAATTTTATCCTTGGTGACACTAACGCTATCCGTATAACGGAAGCGGATTTTCTGGAACTGAAATCAATATTCACAGAATAAAATAAATGACAGGGTATGAGATACAAGGAATTGATGAAGGACTATCATTCGAAAGGGATGGTATCCGAGAAAAAGATGTGGGAGGCCATATGCGAGCTAGACGAGGCGATGGAGTGTCTAAAGGAAAAAGATCCCGACACGTATGACGAGGCCATACGTGATATACATGAGGTTTTTTGCGGTCCTCATTATAATGAGCATTTCGCTAAGATGGACGTGGCGGCAATGCACCATAAAGGCAAGTCGGGGGAGGATAAGGGTGAGCACTGGAACATCCAGCAAGTAACCGCCGTCGCTAAAGGCATGAGCGTACCGGGCAACGCTAACATATGGGATGTGTACGTCGCTCTTAACGCGAACTGGCACGACAAGGAGGTGAAGTTCTCGGAATGGTTCGGTCCGGACGCCGAGAAAAAGATCATCGATGATGCGATCAACTTCTACTTCTTGGACGATGACGCTCCGGAAGGCAAGGTCTGGATTTACATGTGTGCCATGGATGACTAAGAAAACCAAAAATAAAGGACACGCAAAGAAGGAATCCGCAAGACGGGAGATAGACCGCCTCACGGATTCCTTAGATTTCGAGCCTGTCAACTTTTACGAGGTGATGGCTCGGATTAGACACTTGATGTGCCTGTTATAGCCCAATATCGATTAATAACCCACTGAATAGATGAGCGTAATACAGAGGTTGTGCCTCTTTGGGATTGTTAGGGTTTCCCCATATTTAAGTCTATCTGCTGTCAAGGATTTGAATTTCTTCATGCTAATTGAACTATCATTCCGTCTCCAAACTATCCGAATATTCCTTTTAGGCCTCCATTAACAGCGCATCTTTTGGCTTCATTTGATGGGTGTACGTATACATCAAGTGTTGTACTTATATCCGAATGTCCTAGAATTGTGGATACTGTTTTAACATCGACTTTATTCTCAATCAAGGTGCTCGCAAAAGTATGTCGTAATCCATGAAATTTAATGCAATAATCTAACTTTACTTTTTCAAGAATAAACAATCTATAATATGTACGTAAAGTTCTAGGTTCGATAAAGTTTTCGGAGCAAGTGCAAACATAATAATCTGGCTTACATATGGCATAGAACTTTTTCACAATGGGTAAAATATTTTTAAGAATAGGTATGTACCTATCTGATGAACTAGTTTTAGGAGTTCCTATCTCAACCACTGTCTTTTTTCTGTCGGTGCCAATATTTTCGGGAAGATATATACGCTCTATAGTTTTATTGACATGAATTGTACTGCCAACAATATCTATATCCCGCCACTGTAATGCGCAAATTTCACCAATCCTCATGCCTGTGCATATTGTTAATAAAATGCCCAAATTGAGAGGTGATGGATTATTCATAACATACGCAACTATTTTACGATATTCTTCTTTCGTATAACGCTCTAATTTGGGAATGACAACCTTATTATTTGTTGGCCAAATAACCTTCCAAGTCGTATCGGGTACATTGATGTCCAATTCATCACCAGCGAATCGAATAAGCATCTTTATGACTATAAGGATATCTGAGCAATATTTCTTTGACTTAGTGCCCGAATCAAGAAGTTCATAAAGAAATGTTGTAACAACCTTCTTACTCATAGTCTCCACATCTGTAGATCCAAATCGAGGAGCCAGTATATTTATATATATGAGCTGATAACAGCTTAGTGTTGATCCCTTAACTTGTCTTCTCTTGATAGACAACCACTTATTATATACATCATTTAATTTCATAATTCTTGTACTATTTTGGCATTAGTATCTGCTTTTATTATTTCCGAAAAGGAAAGTGTATCATCTTTGCGATTAAGAAGGATATACTTCTGCTTAACTTCTTTTGTTAATACATCCCCGTGATAAACATATCCCATAATTCCTCTGATCGATAAGTTTAAAAGAAGTATAGGAATTGATCTATCAGATAATTCCCAGCATGATACAATATTCTGAGATGGGAAATGCTCCCATGGTAATAATTTCATACAACGTTGCCACCAGTCCGCAATAATCATAGATCCACTTCCGGCAGTAGGCTCATGTATACTCCCGGTTTGAGATGTTATTAATGAACATAATACTCCAAGAGAATTTGGAGTAAAATCTTGTTTTTTTTGCTTTCTTTCAGATAAATCGCTTTCGTAAAATTCTTGAAACCAGTCATAAGACAGATCGTTATCGTTAAGTCTAATCAACTCTCTGTATATTTTATTCCTATCTTCTAAATCCATATCTAAAATTTTAGTAACGGCATTAGGCAAATCCATAAGGTCTTTTATTAAAAACACCTTAAATAAGTCGTCTTTATTCATATCGTTTATCGAGCTGGTTAAGAAATGTTTTATTATATTTTATTCTTGCTGAAAGCATTTTTTTAGCGACCCCTTGTATATATCCTATTATAGATTGCGGGAAGACGCCATTTTCCACATTATCAATTGTTGCCATAATCGCACTTATAGCTAATTCGTTCGCTTCTTCATTAGATACCTTCAAATGAAACTTGCAATAACTTTCTATCTCTTTAATATAATCCATCATAAATAAAGGATGATTATTTTTTTTCAGGCAATCAATTAGTTTTTCATACTCATTAACATCAACTGGATATTTACACTTGACGCTAAATTTTTTGTGCTTTTTATAAAAAGCGTACCTATTTATCCCATCTCCATTATTATTGATAACAATATCTTTAGGTATGTACAATGGGTTAATATTGTTTTTGGCCGCATATATTAGGCGTTCACGTCTAAAACAATGCCTAATGCCATCATCCATTAATACAGATATATTAATACAACTGTTTTCCTTATTTGTTTTTGAGTTGATTATTTTTAAATCAGAAGTGACAATATAAGATGTTCCTGGTATATTTATAATTTCGTTCATATTCATATCTTCTTAATCATGAGCCTTCCCATGAAGGCTCGGTTAATACTATTCCTCTAATCACCATTCTCTTTCATCCGTTGCAATACATCCTTGCTCGCTTCGAGTATCTCGTCGAAAGACGGGATAGGTATCCATGCGACCCTTGTATAGTGCATCGCTAAGTTAACCGCCCATTCTTTGCCATCGTAAGAATCACTAGACACAAAGTATTTCCCGCTTATATTCATTCTGCTTAGAACTAAAACCTCGTCTTTATTCTCCGGTAGCCGGTCATTAATATTTATCCACGGAGATTGCTTTGCCTGCCATTCGGCACCGGCCTTGAAGCCTCTTTTAAAATCATTCTCGCATATAAGGGAGGCGATTTTATCATCTTCCCCCCATGGGAACTGGCTTGAATATTCTTTTGCCGCATCTTCTATCGTCTGTCCCATATCAATATCTCTTTCCATTGTTAATGCTTATTGTTTAAATTCCCAAAACGAAAGCTTGCCTTTCACGCCTGTTATCGGCTTGTCAAACATTACAGGGTTTGCCAATACCCAATTATAGACAACCTTTCTGCCTGTAATATTCTCATGCAGTTTAGGATTCATGCCGACTGTGTAGTTTTCTGTTTTCTCTGCCCAAATGGATGAATGATTTACTACGCAATCCACAATCTCTACGCTGCCAATGATTGTACCAAAAGGCAGATTACCAAACATTGTTTCTTTAGCAATCGTACCAAATGCAGCCTTCATTTGGGCATCAGTTAAATCGACGCTAAACTTTTTACCATGAGAACCGGCAGCATGAATAAGCACACGTCCACGATAGTTAGTTCTCCAAGTACGATTCTCAATGTCTTTGATATCGTGGACTATCAAGGAGGCCCACGGTTGTTTGATGGTTATTGCTTTCATTTTTAACCTCCTTTTACCAATTCTAGATTATCATAAACATTACCTATTACTTTAATTTCTCTTTTATAATCAGTCCACCAGCAAGGACTAACTTGCTGCCAATAACGAGTTTTAAGATCACAGTCCAAATCTGTAAGATTAGCCAAGCAATAACTCGCCCATTCATCTATGTACCTGATCAATTTAGGATATTTGCCATTCACGCTGATAATGTCCCCCTCGTAAATCTCCTTTCTGCTCTTGTCTTTTAAGCCTGTGAACTGGCCTATAGTTGTTTCATCGCACATAACTCCAGACAATTGAAAGAAGTGAGTATCACCTCTAAAATTATACTCTCTCTCAACATACAGTTCATTCTGCTGGTCTATAATGCAATAGTCGTCGGCTTGAACCAATCCACCATACGCCCATTTATTATTATCAATACGCTTCGCTCTGAATTTAATCTCACGCATTTGATCCTCCTTTCTCTAAAATATCATCACAAGCCTCACCATCACACCTTACCGGCTTTTGATGGAAGGCGCACCAAGCGCCCCCGTTTGCGTCTTCATCCTCGATAAGTCGGCAATCACCGCATTTATCTGTTAGGTATTTCTTGTCAAGGTATCCTTCCTTGATAAGCCATTCAATCATATTCACAACAGCATCTAAGACATTCTTTTTCATAACCTCATGCTTGCAGTCGTATCCCAGTTCTGTGTATTGGATGAACCAATACACGCTATCTTTTGTGATTTCCAAACTTAAATCGGGTCGGTTGCGTTGTGAAATCGTGGCAGGAAGCATGTTTATCAGCTTGGATAGAGACCAAGCCGGGAATGCCATATCTTGATCCACATGATTTTCAACCCTGCCATATTCAGATGCGACCGGTAATTCAAATTCATCCAAATACATGTCTGCCGTATCCGGTCTCACCCCGGCCTCTAACAGGCGTGATGATTGTTTTTTATTCGTGCAAATTTGATTCATATTATAATTCGTTGTTAAAATATTCCTTACATTTAAAACCTTTTCTCGGGGTAAAGTCCTTGAAGTCGCAACTCATGTATAGCTCTTTCCTGTCAGCCCAATGCGCCATGTCCTTTTGCCATTGCGGTATGACTTGGTTGGGATTATTAAGATCCCTGTATGGCTGGCAATGCGGTACAAACCTACGGCTTACGCCTTTCCAGTGATTTACCCTATGATATGACTCCTTAAACTCCATAAGTATGCAATAAAGGAAATACTCGCCTTTAAATCCATGCTTGTCAATCAACCTAGCCGCCCTCTCGACCTCGGCTATCTGCCCGGGCGTGTCACATCCAAATCGTATACGCTTTATCCATTTAACCTGTGCGAGAAGTCTGGCGATATCATCCGTTATCAGCCTAGCGTCCAAACCCTGATTAAAGTCAACCCGTAGTCCCATGGATACGATCTTCTCGATCTGCCGTAAACCATAATCGGAGGCTAGAATATTGTTATCCATTAAGATCACGTGCCTTCGATCTCCGGCCACTTCCTCTATATCCATATACGGCGTGATATTCCCTTCTTTGGCCGGCACGACGCACCATTTGCATTTATTGGGGCATCCACGGGTCAAGAAACCGTATGCCTCTTTCTCTATGCCGTATATGCTATAATCAGGATATGTACGATCTATATCGTCAGGTAGGTTCCTCGTTATGTCATAACCGGTTCCTCCCTTCTCCACTTGATCGCAATTAGTCATATATTGCCGGTAATCCGGAGTGAATCCGAATACCTTGGCCATATAGACCTTATCGTAATGATCGAAAGGGTTGTACCAATCCACGGTGTCGCCTCTAGCCTTGTGGTATGAACTTATTTTCATCAAGGCTAGATTGGGATATGAGCTGTCAACGGCCAATAATCCTATATTATCCATATCTTTCCCTCAATTCATCGATGTAAGATAAATACCATTCACGACCTATCTTTTTGTCACGTCCTTCTCCTAATGCGCCAAAAGGATCGTACTCTATAAACTCCTCGGTCTTGCAGAAAGGGCAGGGGACATCGCCGCCTACGGTCAATCCCCCAACCTCGCTATCATATGAGTCTAGATCCCATAGATATCCGTCACAGCATCTTGCGTCTGGATAAGGTGCGCCGAAAAAAGGGAACTCGGGACATTGTTTTATTTTCTCTTCCATATCTATCCCTCCTGAATAATTACACATTCTATCTCTTCGTCCCATGTGACATCCACCGGATCGTACTCATACTCTCCATCGGACGTGCGGATCATTACCTCCGCTTCCGGGTCTTGCTCTTGGAGAAGAGCGATTAGTTCTTTATTTCTCATATCAAAACAATGTTTTCTCAATCTCGTAATTGTAAACCAAAACCTCCGTACTCTCCCTTATCCGAGAGTGAACGGCCGTATGAGTGGTGACTTTTACTTCCTTATGGTTCCATTTGTTTTCATTGACAAAGGAGCGTAAGGTGTCAGTCCAGTAATTGCTGAGAATGAATTTACCATTGATCCGAGACAAAAGATCTAGCAGATCCGCAAGGTCATTCTCCCCATAACCATAATAATGACCTTGAACCGCCCCGGGATAAGGAGGATCAAGGTAAAATAACGTATCAACGCTATCCCTGTTCTTGATAACCTTCAACGCGTCCCTACAGGAAATCTGCACCTCTGATAGGCGATCGTACAATTTCTCGTTGAACTCCTCACGCTTATTCCTGAAAACCTTCCCGAAGTGTGTCCCGGCGGTACCGTTACAGAATTTCCATCCTCCATACAAGCTGCCGGCGTGGCACTCATTTGCCATGATCCATACGGCCCAAGCCTTGTCTACATCCGAGACCTCAGATCGTCCTCGATAAATGTTCCTAGCCCTAATGTAGTCAGACTCGGAATGTAGCGATAACCGGATTCTCTCACGTAACTCCTTAAATTTGGATGCGGACTGGCAGACCTTGAAAAAGTTTATCAACAAGTCGTTCTTGTCATTGATCACTTCTATGCCTGCTTTAGGCTTCGCAAAAAATACCGCTCCTCCTCCAAAGAATGGCTCGCAATATATTTTATGCCTAGGCATCATTGATACAATGCGTTCGGACAAGTTTTGCTTGCCTCCATAATATGTGATTGGTGTTCTCATGTAATTTTATATTCTTTCTTTGCTCTCATCATAGATGAATGCATCTTTCAACTATGATGAATGTCTTTCTTTAGAAAACTAAGTATATGTTGTATAACCTTGATAGTCCATCCATTGCCCAACAAACGGTATATCTGCGTATCAGAGCAATCCCATTTGTACCAATCAGGAACGGTTTGTAGCCTAGAGCACTCGATCGGGGTCAATCTCCGGATAGATGATGTCTCCACTAGGGTCATGCCATTAGTTTGTGATCCTTTATATGAGGAGGCCAGTAATGAGTTCGATTTTCCGTCTTGATCTTTCAAGTTTCTTTCTTGTCGTACACTAAGTATGGCATGGCTTCTTCCGCTCATCTCGGCTAACAAGGCCGGACATTGTCCATTCGCGTCATATACCTTGTTTTGTTGATATGGCTGGATACCCCCGCTTTCCTTACTCTCATTTAACTGGATAATCTTATGGAGCACATTGTTCTGTTCCCATGCGTTTGACGATAAGGTTGGTGCCTTGCCATGGAAAACATTACCCTTATTATTGCCCCTAGGTCTTTGCAGGATCAAGTCCATATACGAATGGTTTCCTGCTCCATGGCCTCCAGCCAAGAGACATGAGGCTTTGGTTTGATCTCTCCTTAACGAACCAAAAGTATTGATGATTTGGTAATTATGCCTAGAATCAATGGATCTCCCGGTCGAACTTCTTTGGCATGGTGCCTTCCCGTTTACCGAGATAAAGGTCCCGGTGTTATTGCATGTGCCAACGGCCATCAAGGAGACCGCTTTATCCCCGTCGATCTGGGTGAATCGTTTCTTCATACGTTTATCGTTTGAGATATACCTAATGGCCTTCTCGCTCAGGTAATATTTCTCGTCAACCTCTTCCTCCAAGATATCCCTTAACAATATACCCTCGTCCTTTGGCTGCGGTATGTCTGAGTGGATCTCCCCGAACAGTACGACCTTCCTTGTCCTTATGTTCGTCCAATACCACCGGTTCCGGTTCTGGGCCGACACCAAATTTGAGTTTATGTTGACTGGATGAACACCGCAATATTCAGTAATTACCCGCATGTGCTCTTTCTTCATGTTCACGTTCTCAAGCAAGAAGAACACATCCGGGTTTAATGCCTTCACGTGGTTCAGTATGTCCACGAATACGAAGAAGAGCTTGCTTCGAGGATCATCGAAAGCCAGTTGTTTGCCGGCGAAAGAGAATCCTTGGCAAGGACTTCCTGCCAGTATGAGATCTATCGTTCCCCAATCTATCTCCCATTCCCTCCACTTGGTCACGTCCCCTAAATGTATCGTATCCGGGAAGTTCAGCCTCGTTTGGGATATGGCGAACTTGTCGATCTCGCTCGCATAATAATGCTCCGGTTCAATCCCGAGTTCTCTTAATGCGATCCTACCACAAGACATTCCGTCAAATAAGGATAAAACATTCATGTCTCTCTTGTTTTAGCAAAAACTACGCTTTCATGATCCGGCCTCAGATGGGCCATGCAAGCAGATGAGTACTCGCAAAATCTCGCTCCCTCGTCCCGGAAGACGAATCCCCTGCACGGGATCTTGTTCTGACCGTTATAATACGGCCTGTACTTTTCCACGATAATTTTCATGTCTCCTACCAACACGATCAAACCGGTAGGGGTGTTCTTCAGTCTGTTGATTATTTCCATGATTTGTTTTTAAAATGGTTCTTCTTGTGATACTTCTTGGCTTATAGTGAACCCGCTATCATCATATTCCATAAAGTGAGTGGTCTTTGCTTCAAATTTCACGATAAACTTGGCTAATCCGATATTTCTTCCTTTCGCTATATCTATCATGGCTGTTCCGCCCACGGGATAATTCTGGAAAGGCTCAGGATAATATTTCCCATAAAGCTCAGGCCTATAGATCAGCATGACAACATCGGCGGCCTCCGCTATTTGTCCGCTGGCCCTTAATCTTGCCAATGAGGGGGCCGGATTCATTTGGTCCCTGTTTAGCTGGGACAAGGCGATGATCCATATGTCTAGTTCCTTGGCCAGATTCTTCAACCTACGAGCGGCCTCACCCATTTGTTGCTCGGTATTGCTACCTCTCATATTCACGGACAATATTTGCAGGTAATCCACTATCGCCCCAGATATGCCGTATTTGAGTTTCATCGTACGGATGGATGAAAGTATCGTGTCGATATTGGAAGTGCTCCTGTCGTCAAAATAAACAGGCTTATCGTAGATCTTTCCTATTCCCATGTCGATACGGTTGAATTGCTCGGGCAAGAGTCTTGAATACATGATCTCGTTGGCGGGTATCCCTGACTCCATGGATATCATCCTAGCCGCTATCTGCTCTTTTTTCATTTCCATAGAGTAGAACGCTATCCCATCACCATTCTTGGCGGCGGATAACGATAAGGCTACCGCTAGGGATGTTTTTCCAGAAGACGTATCTGCCGCTATGATTATGAGATCTGATCTCTGTAATCCCCCGCTACGCTTGTCTATTTCATGGAATCCGGTAGGCGTTCCTGTTAGCTGCTTGTCATCGGATGCGTTAAGCGCCATTTGCCTTGATACCTCCTTGATCGCTTCCCTAAGGGTAAATACGCTGTCTTTCGATGTCTGGAAAAGCTCAAGGGGCTTTTCCAAAAGCCCCTTGAGCTTGTCCTCTGTATCCGATAACGTGTCAACGATATCGTCCGACTCGGAGTAAGCCCTTGATATCAACTCCTCTCCGATATCGATAAATCTCCTTCTCTTCTCCTTGTCATGCAGTAGGGCGGCATGCTGGTAGATGTCGAATGTCATGCATGTGGATACTTGGCTTAACCTTAGCATGTCCGTGGAAGGGTCTATTTTCATCATCTCGTTGGCTACGGCTATCATGTCCGGTCTATCTCCTCTGCCGTCTATGTTGGATATAGCCTCGAACATGGCCCTATGGAAAGGATCATAGAAACAAGAAGGGGATAATATATCCCTTACCTCATTCAATGCGTTTCTTTCCGTCATTATCGTCCCCAGCACGACTTTCTCGGCCTCCGTATCGTGGGGGACTACCCTGTTAATTTCCATAATCTTTTTTCTTTACCTCCATTATCGTCTCAAAAATGCTATTCTTGAACTTTATGAGGCGATCGTCATTGTTAATTTTCTTGACTATTTCCGTTAATTGCTTCCTGTTCATACGGTTTAGGATCTCTATCTCCTCGTCTGAAGGGAATATGGGCATCTCTAGTATCAGAGGAGCCTCCTTTTCCAGATATGAGTATAGATTAGTTTGCCTTATTGATGTTAGAGATTTGAGATCCACTTTACCTCTAGCTTTTTTTACTTGGTTAGAAGGAAGATCCAAGGCGTTTATGAACGTCCTTTTCCAGTCTATATTAGAGCTTTTCGAGCTTTTTTTCTTCTTCCATCCTAATTCGGTGCTCCAGTAGTCTAAATACGCTTTCTTTAGCGACAATCGGATGTCTATGCCCGGATGCAGACTTTGGCGTTGAGCTATGAACTCGTCATCGTTAGATAAGGATTCATAGGCTTCTCTCAACCGATCGCAGTACACATCGAAGCTTTCTCTCCAATTATCCGTATTTTCATCTTCCTCTTCCTCTTCTCCTTCTTTTTCCCCCATACCCCCTATATTATCCTTAACTCTATTACTATCTATATTACCTATACCTATACCATAGGGGCTATCAAGCCCCTTTGAAGGGGCTACTAAGGGGCTACCAAGGGGCTTTTTAAAGAAATCTTCAATTGATTGAAAACCAAATGATTGCTTCATTTCTTCTAATCTTCTTATTATACCTCTATGCGCAGCGTTCTTAGAATTCAAGGGAAGGTTCTTTTGGTGCTTGATGAAATTACGTATATAAATATACTTACCGTCCACCGAATAAAGTAATCGTCCTTCAAGCTCCCTTAGGCCTCTTTCAACTTCTTGCTTACCTAGTACTAGATCAAAGCTGATCTTCTTCTCGTTTATTTCCATGAAGCCAGCTAGGTCGCAAAGGTCGCACAAGTACAAGAACAGAAGCTTGCTAGTCGCTTTCAGGTCGCAGAACCAGTTATCCGTCCATTTGTTCGTATCTGTATATCTATATGCCATGTTCTAGCGTTTTATTAAAAATGAATATCTTTGTTCTTTTCTCTAAAGTCTTTTCGTTTTCTTTCGTTTTCTTTATATAGTTTTTCTTTAGCTTTAATCCTTCTTTGGGTTAAGGCTAATATTTCGTTTTCTCTATGGAAATAGCTTCCGTCATTGCCCGTCACTTTTAATATTGCATCATCGTGCTCAAGATATATTGATATATTTATATCCCATAGTAAAGAGGATATTTCAAATAAGGTTATTCCCATCTTCTGTAAGGATCTTATTGTTTCAAGTATATCGTTAAGCGCATTCTTATGTTCATCTTCATGACATTTTTCGCAAAGTGAAATCAATTGCCAGTCATCGTATTCCCATATTTTTTTATTTTGTTCGTATGCTAGATGATGTACATGAAGCGTATTATCTGTATCTCCGCATATTTGGCAAGCGAAATTATCTCTGCTCAATATTTCTAACCTTCTTCTTTGCCATCTAGGGTCTTTTATTTGTTCCTTATAATCCATCGTGCCTTCCTTTAATATATTATCCCCCTGTTATACAACTCCTGCCTATATCGCTCCATCGCATCGAGGCATCGTTCCTTGTCCATGTATCCCATTGGCATTATTCCGGCCAACCTTGCGTTGCATCGGTCTATGCCATATTTGAGATCCTTGTTTGACATTTTCTTTATATCCATGATTGCTTAATTTTAAAGTGTACTATATACTCCCCGGTCGGAACCGGGGCT